ATTAATTAACAAAATCGGAACTATAGTGTTGAAAAATAAGTTTAACGAGGAACAAGGTAAATACTTTGTAAGACTTTCATATGTAAAAGTTTGGAATAAGGGCGATGAAGTAGTTAATAAACCAGAACCTAAAACTGATGAGATGAAACAAATAGAACAGCAAGCAAATGGGAAACAGACGCCAATGAGCCAGCAAAGTAACTTGTTTGCTAATGCACCTATAGAAATTAATGACGATGATTTACCGTTCTAATGAGGTGATTTAAATGGCTGGCTGGATAAAAATACATCGTAAAATTATAGACCATTGGATTTGGACGGATTCTAAGAGACTAAAATGGTGGATGGATTTATTACTATTAACCAATCATTCAGATAAAAAGGTAATGTTAGGTGGGAAATTAGTTGTTTTAAAGCGTGGTTCTTTTCATACATCAGAATTAAAATTATCTGAACGATGGAACGTATCTAGAAACACAGTTAGAAATTATTTGAATGCGTTAGAAAAAGACACCATGATAACCACTAAAAAGACAAAAAACGGAACAACTATAATAGTGCATAACTACGGTATTTATCAAGATAATGATGATTATAAAAAACAAAAGACTGAACAACTAAGTGAACAACAAAATGAACAAAAGAATGAACAACAGAGTGAACAACAAAATGAACAAAAGAATGAACAACAGAGTGAACAAAAGAAAGACAATAGACTGAACAGAACACTGAACAAGACTAAAGAATTAAAGAATATAAAGAATGATAAGAATGTAAAGAATATGAAGAAGGAGAAGAAGAATTATAAAGTCTTCGACTTCTTTCAAGAAAATGGTTTTGGATTTATCACTCAGTATATTGTTGAAGACATAAATTATTATCTAGATGCTTTTTGTCAAGATTCGGATGAAATTTTGATTGCTGCACTAAAGATAGCTAAAGACAGAAATAAAGTTAATTGGGGTTACGCTAAAAGTATTTTAAATTCTTGGTTACAAATGAATCTAAGCAACTACGATCAAATTAAAGCTTATGAAGCTCAATATAAAGCCAAGAAAAAAATGCAGAATAAGCAAAAAGAAAATTATAAGTCTAAAGAAAAAACGCCAAGTTGGTTAACCAATCAAAATCAAAATACAGCTGTCGAAGTTGATGAAGAATTTGAAAAAGACAGGGCTGAATTTTTAAAAAAGTTAAATGCTCATTGGGGTGATTAGGTGTTAAGACAAAATAATATTTGTGAAGATGCATCAACAAATCGACAATATACGCTTAGAAAAAATAAAAGTCTGATTAAACAATTTTTCGACAGCAAACAATATTTATACCAAGCAGATAGAAAAGTTGCTCATGTTCATGTAGTGAATGACATATATCTTATTCACGGGCATCACAAAACGATGTTTAAAGGAGTGAAAAAGAAATTCAATAACAAATTAGAATTTGCTAGCTACATTGAAAGCAACGAATTGTATTTCGAAAAGGCAAAACAACTCAGTTTGTTTTAAGGAGGAACAGGAAGATGAAAAAATTTAATGTTCAAATCACATACACTGGCATGATTGAAGAGACTATCGAGGCTGAAAGTTTAGAAGAAGCAGAAAATGAGGCACATGATATTGCGAGAATGGAAGTACCATTTGATTGTGATGAATATGAAATTATTGTAGAGGAGGAATAGGAATAATGAAAACATATCCAGCATTAGCATTTGAACATAAAGACGAATCAGGCGTATACATTGGTGAATTTGATGGGTGGTGCCAAGATTTAGATGAGGCAATACTATTTGCAAATAAAGATGGCAGTAAACCGGATAAAAAGAAAGCTAAAGAAATCTTTTTGAGGGAAGAAAAGAATTTGAGTGATATCTTAAAGGAACGTTACGGAGAAGATGCAATTCAAAATTACAGACCAAGTGAATGGTTTAAAACATGTAATTTAGTAGATGTTGAAATTAGTGAAGAAAAATTTAAGGAGTTGCTTAATAATGACTAATTCATTAACTATTGATGAATTAATTGGAAAAGTAGAACAATGGAGTGTTGATCGTAATATAAATCATGCAAGCCCCTTAAAGCAGTTTGATAAGTTGGTCGAAGAACATGGAGTACTAGTACGAGGATTAAATAAACAAGATATGCAATTAATTAAAGATAGTATAGGTGACATGTTGGTTGTATTAATAATCATGATGCAACAAATTAAAGGCAATATTAAATTAGCGTTAAGCCTATCTGATTTCGGTGAAGGTGAGGTTAATACTTTAAATTATATTAAATCACTATTTTACTTAGGTGAAAAACTAGAAGATTTTATGTCTGATAATAATAATGGCAATTTGTTTAGTGAAATTCAAACTTTGATTACAAACATTACCTATTTACTTAAAGAAACGGCATATAAAAATAGCTCCGATTTAAGAACATGTTTAGCACATGCCTATGATGAAATCAAAAACAGGAAAGGCAAAATGATTGATGGTAAATTCGTAAAATACTCAGATTTAAAATGCGATTAAAATGCTACTAAGATTTGATGAGGTGTTGCAAAAATGAAGTCAATAGCAACCTTAGAAGCGGAACAATATTTATATGATTCACTGATCATAGACAAAATGGGAATGTGTGGATGTCATGAGGTAGTCATTGGGCGTAAGCCTCTCACACATGGGCGTGAAATCGTGGACTTTTTAACCTATGATACTAGAAATATTTTTAGAGCATATGAAATTAAAGTAACAAAAGCAGATTTAAAGAGTTCAGCTAAATTGTCTTTTGTAGGTCATTATAATTACTTGGTTTTACCTAGAAACCTATATGAAGAATTGAAATACACGGATTTGAGTTCAATTCTAAAACAAGAAAATGTAGGCATTGTCATTATAGGTGAGGGCATTATACGTAAATCTGGTAGAAAAACATTAACAATGGGAGATAACGTTATGCTCATGGATAGTTTGAACTGCGCGTTAAATAGAGAGAATGTAAAGATTAGAAGAGGAAAGAGGTCATCATGAATGATTTTATTGAACTTAACATTTATGATTTTAACAATAATTTTATTTTATACATGCAAATATATCGTTAATAATTATATCAGAATGATTGCAATTCTATTATTTACTGTTTGTTTAAGTCTCGCAATCACATTAGGATTTGGATTTAATTTTATCGAGTATATATTAACAATATTTTTAATAATTATATTTATCGAATTAATAGAACTCGATATTTATTTAAAACGTAATTAGCCATTAGACTTTTTATTAATGCTTACATCGAGGAGATACATCATGAAAGACTTGCTAATTGAATATAGGAAAACGAGACTTTGCGTACTCAATAAAATAAAATCACTTGAATATAAAGTAGATGAAGAGGATAAATTAAGTATTTACAAAGATATATTAAAAGACATTGATTATACAATTGAATGGTTAACATGTGGACACGAACCTGGAAATTATAACGCAATAGATAGAAGTCAATGCTACTTAGTAGATAATGATGTGATCAATAAGGCTTTTAGTGAATCAATGTATAAAAAGAATTCAGATGTTGAATACAATGATATAATTAATGATGTTAATAATAAAGTAAGCTACGCATTGATGAAGTTAACACCTAAAGAACTAGAGTGTTTTATTATGGTCAAATGTGAGGGGCTTACTTATAAAGAATCTGCTAGTTTATTAAATTTGAAAATAGGTAGTGTGCAAAACTATATTAAAAGAGCTGAAATTAAAATAAAAAATGAACTTGAAACAAATTTATTTATATAGTGATTTTTTGTCTTATGTTTGATACATATGTAGAAGATTAATTAATCTTTGTTTTGGTCTCCTCCAATTTTTATTGCCTATCTGAGATATGTCTTAGATAGGCTTTTTAAATTTAATTTTAAAGCAATTAGCGTAAGGGTGTGTGATAATAGTTGGCTAGAATAGAACTTTATGAAAAGTTGGATATAGTAAATAAATTAGGTTTAGTAGAAGGTTGGAAGCGCGATGGTTTAACAGATGAGCAAATTGCTAGAAATTTAGGTGTTTCCAAACATACTTTAATTAAATGGAAAAAGAATATACCAGACTTTCTAGACGCCATAAAAAAGGGCAAAGAGGTATCAGATTATGAATTAGAGAATGCACTTCATAAAAGAGCGGTTGGCTATTATTACGAAGAAGAAACAGTTACTAATAAAGGTGAAGTAGTAAAAATCAAGAAATATGAACATGCTAATCCTACATCACTAATATTCGCTCTCAAAAATAGATTACCCCATAAATATAGAGATAAGGTTGAACAAGAAATTACAAATCGCAATATCGAAATAAACATAGGTGACTACGTTGACGACGATTAAGATTAATATTAAGGAACCAAACAAGATATTTAATAAAAATATATTTGAAATTATCAATGATTACTCACATTTTACTGAAGTTCATTATGGTGGTGGATCTAGTGGTAAGTCACATGGAGTTGTACAAAAAGTAGTATTAAAAGCATTAAAAAAATGGAAATATCCTAGGAAAGTATTATGGCTTAGAAAAGTACAAGCAACTATTACTGATAGCTTATTTGAAGATGTGAGAAGTTGTTTAATTTCCTTCAAAATATGGGACTTATGCAAATGGAATAAAACCGACAATAAAGTAGTGCTACCAAATGGCGCTACTTTTTTATTTAAAGGTTTAGATAATCCTGAGAAAATAAAGTCCATTAAAGCTGTTTCAGATATTGTGATGGAAGAAGCATCTGAATTTACATTAGATGATTATACACAATTAACATTACGTTTAAGGGAACGTAAACATGAGAGTAAACAAATATTTTTGATGTTTAACCCTGTTTCTAAATTAAATTGGGTTTATAAATACTTTTTTGCAAATGGTGTGCAAATGGAGGGGGTCTTGATTAGGCAATCAAGTTATAAGGATAATAAATTTTTGGACAAAATGACTAAGAATAATCTAGAAGAATTAGCGAACAGAAATCCAGCCTATTACAAAATATATGCGTTAGGAGAGTTTGCTACATTAGATAAATTAGTTTTCCAAAATATGAAAAACGAATCATCAATACTGATGAAATTAGACACTTACCATCTTATTTTGGTTTAGATTTTGGATACATTAATGATCCTAGTGCATTGATACATTTGAAAATTGATATTGAAAATAAGAAGCTCTATATTATTTCAGAATATGTGAAAAAAGGAATGTTGAACGATGAAATAGCTAAACTTATTAAAAATTTAGGATTTAGTAAAGAAGTGATAAGTGCTGATTCAGCTGAACAAAAAAGTATAGCTGAGATTAGAAAGCATGGTATAGGAAGAATTAAACCTGCAATCAAAGGTAAAGATAGCATTATGGCCGGAATTCAATTTATTAGTCAATTTGAAATTATAGTTGATGAACGATGTTTTAAAACTATTGAAGAATTAGATAACTATACATGGAAAAAAGATAAAAATACCGGCGAATACTATAACGAACCTGTAGATACATATAATCATTGCATAGATGCGATTCGCTATTCTGTATGTAATTTAATTTTTAAAGATAAGAAAACTGAAAATAAAATAGATGATTTAACAAGGATTAGAAACATGTTCTAAGGAAGTGAACTGATGACGATTTACACCCAAGAAATTAACAACACAAAGTTCTCTAAAACAGCAAATAATGATTTTTTAATCAGTAATGTAGAACAGTTATTAAAAGAAGAAGTATTACTTAGTTTGATAAGTAAGCATAAAACTGAACAAGTACCAAGATTAGAAATGTTAGAAGATTATTATTTGAATAGGAATACAGATATTTTAACTGATAACCGAAGAATAAATGATTATAGTGATAAAGCTGACCATAGAGCAGTACATAATTATGCTAAGTATGTCACACGCTTTATAGTCGGTTATTTAACTGGTAATCCTATAACAATTACACATAAAGACGAAATCACAAATGAAAAATTAGTTGACCTTAACAAAATCAATGATGCAGATGCTACAAATAGTGATTTAGCTTTAAATCTATCTATTTATGGTCGAGCGTATGAAATTGTTTATAGAGATACTGATGATAAAGATACATTCAAATTATTAGATAGTAAAAGTACATTTGTTGTATATGACACTTCACTTGATAAAAATATGATAGCAGGTGTTAGATACTTTAATGTTAAAGATTTTGACAATACACCAATACAGAAAATTGAAATATATACAACAAATAAAATTTATTACATTGAAGTAAGAGGTGGTTCTTTCAATTCTATCGATGAAATACCTCATTACTATAATGATGTGCCAATCATTGAATATTTAAACGATCAATTTAAACAAGGTGACTTTGAAAATGTCATTTCTTTAATTGATTTGTATGATCAAGCACAATCAGATACAGCAAATTATATGACTGACCTAAATGATGCATTGTTAGCGATTGTTGGTGATATAGAAATCGATGGAGAAGAAGCTAAAAAGTTTCGACAAGCTAATATGGTGCATGTTAGACCTAGCATCAATGTGAATGGCTCAGAAGGAAAAGCAGACGTTAAATATATTTATAAGCAGTATGATGTTAATGGTTCTGAAGCATATAAAACAAGATTGCAAAAAGATATTCACAAATATACAAATACACCAGATTTAAGTGATGAAAATTTCAGTGGAGTTCAATCTGGGGAATCAATGAAATACAAATTGTTTGGTTTAGAGCAAGTGAGAGCTATTAAAGAACGTCTGTTTAAAAAAGGACTAATGAAACGTTATAAATTATTATTTAATCTGCTTAATTTAACAGGCATACATAAATATGATTATTCTTTAATAGATATAACATTTACCCCTAATCTACCTAAATCTTTATCGGAATCGATTCAAGCTTTTAATGCGTTAAATGGCGGTGTATCTGAAGAAACAAGACTTAAAATATTGCCGATTATAGATAATCCATTTGAAGAAATGAAAAAAATTGCTAATGAACAGGATAAATTAAAATCACTTAGTGAAAATTCATCAATTAAGGGGGCATTTAGCCACGATAAAGAATTGACTGATATTGATGTCGGATAATTCAAAATATTGGCTAGAACGAGCTCAAAATGTCATACAAAGTGAAATACAAGCGGATGCACAAGCAACAACTGAGATAGAACGAATTATTTTGCAGATGTATGCAGAAATTGCTAAAGAATTATTGGCATTTTATGCCAAATATGCAACCACTGCTGGATTAATAATGTTAGAAGTTAAGAAAAATGCTGATGCGTTTGACGTAAAGGCATTTAGACATAAAGCTAAAATGTATGTTCGACGTAAAGACTTTAGTGGAGAAGCAAATCGTTTATTAAAGTTATATAACTTAACAATGAAGATTTCACGAGAGCAATTATTAAAGCAACAGCTTGACTTAATTGTCAGAGATACTGGATTGAATCTTCAAAGTAAACTAGAAGATCACTTAGTTGAAGCTGTGGATAGAGAAGTAGAAAGACAAGCACATATTTTAGGTGAACATGTAAAGATAGATGATGCTGAAGTAAAAGCAGTGGTTAATAGTAACTTTAAAGGTGTGACATGGTCACAGAGATTATGGAAAGATATGGCATTGGTACAAAAAGAGGTAGAACAGGTAACTAGCCATGTACTGATTCGTGGTCGACATCCAAATGAATTTGTACCACTGTTTAAAAAGAAAACGCAATCAACGACTTATAACGCCAGTAGATTGTTAGTCACTGAATCGGCAAGGGTTCAAGCAGAATCACAAAAGTTAACATATTTAAAAGAACTTGGTGAAGATGGCGAATATAAATATGTTGCCAAAATAGATAGTAAAACATCTAAACTATGTCATTCGCTCAACGGAAAAATATTTAAAGTTAAAGATATGATACCAGGTGTGAATGCGCCACCTATGCATCCTTGGTGTAGAAGTGCCACAGTGCCACATGTTGGCAATTGGCGAGACAAGTTCTTTAAAGAGCGTGAAGGTAAATATCAAGTAGAAGTAAAAGAAGCAAAATTACAGGAAAAAGCTAAAAACCAGATGAAAGAAATGATTGAAAGTGGTAAAATAAAAATAGAAATAAATCCTGAAAAACAGAATAGACATTCTTTAGGTCATAGACTATACGAAGAATATAAAAAAAGAATTTGTTGAAAGGAAAACAAACACCGAGTTATACACTACTAAAAAATGATGAATTAAATAAAATGCTAAATCAAAAATTTGGCACTGGACGGTTGATTATTGAAAATGAAAAAAAATGGAAAAATAAAGAAATAATTAATTTTGGTCAAATTATAGGAAAATATTACATAGATGGAAAATTTATAGAAACTAAATGGGGTACTGTTCATTATTCCAAAACTGGTAGTCATATTATTCCAAATGGAAAGGAAGGTAAGTAATGAAGTTATGGACTTACATTGGTAAAAAAGTAATGATCGAGTTAACTAATGGGCAAAAATTTATTGGAGAAGTTACAAATTATGACGATGAAATAGATAACGAAAGTGGAGAAGATTCTATACATTTAGATGACGGAATAGATTTATATGATTTTGATGAAAGCCAAATCAAATATATTGAAGTTTTAAAATAAGTATACTTTTGTAAGAAACGAATGTGGTGCTATTTTTATACACTTTTTTAACCTTCCAATGTGAAGGTTATTTTTATTGTCCAAAACGTGCTGATGACATTTTAAAAGCAAGTATGGAATATCAGTCGACAGACTATAAACGGAGGTATATCTCATGGAAAAAAATGAAAGTAATATTACCGATGTAACTCAGAACGAAGAGCAACTAGACAACAGTGATGAACAATCACAACAGAATGAGAAAACATTTTCTCAAGAAGAAGTATCACAATTGATTAAAGAGCGTATAGCTAGAGAACGCAAAAAATCAGATGAACGTATTAAAGATGCCAAAGAAAGCAATGATAGCAATGAAGTAGCTTATTTATTAAAAGGTGGTAAAGTTACAAAAGTATATGGCGATCAAGATAGTGTATCTTTTGTGCCAGGGTAACAAGCAACCGAATTATTATTTAACAGTAAACCGAATTCAATTGTTATGTTACATAACCATCCTGGTCAATCAGGATTTTCAGAATATGATTTATTTACATTTTTTAAGCATCCATCAATAAAATCAATGACAATCGTTACTAATAAGGGACAAGTAAAATTTATTACCAAGTCAGATAGGTTTCAAGGTAAAATAGTGAGTAAATTTTGTGCTAAATTTTTTACGCATATTAATATCATTAATGATAGCCATATTGAAAAATTATTGAAAAAACTTTATAGTATAAATATGATTAAATATAAAGTGAGATGATTTTAATTATGATTGATTCACAATTAGATGGAAATGTAACTGTAAAAGAATTGAGTGAATCTTTTAAAGAATTAGTTGAAGAATTTGAACGCATAGAAAAAGCGAATAAGAATTCAAATTCAAAAGATAAATAGCATCCTTTCTACACAGATAAAGAGAAAGCGGTGCTGTTTTTATACACTTTTTTAACTATTTACTGAAATATCAGAATCACAAAAGTTAACATATTTAAAAGAACTTGGTGAAGATGGC